GGGGATAAATTACCGGATTTACTCGATGAATATATCAGAGCAACAACTGAATAATATGATGGCTGCCGTTTCGGTTGCGCTGCAGCCTCTGGTCAGGGTTGTACCAATGACGGCAGTTGAATGGGCTGATCAAAATTATTATCTGCCTAAAGAATCCTCATACGGTGACGGCGAATGGAAAACGCTGCCATTCCAGATCGCCATTATGAACTGTATGGGTAACGACCAGGTTCGCACGGTTAACCTGATTAAATCTGCCCGTGTTGGCTATACAAAGATGTTGCTGGGGGTGGTCGGGTATTTTATTGAGCATAAATCCCGAAACAGTCTGCTTTTTCAGCCCACGGATTCTGCCGCTGAAGATTTTATGAAGTCTCACGTGGAGGCGACGATTCGGAACGTGCCATGCCTGAAAGACCTTTCCCCATGGCTGGGTCGTAAACATCGTGACAATACTCTCACGCTGAAACGCTTTTCATCGGGCGTCGGTTTCTGGTGCCTGGGCGGTGCAGCCGCCAAAAACTACCGTGAAAAATCCGTGGACGTGGTCTGCTATGACGAGCTTTCCTCGTTCGAACCGGATGTTGAAAAAGAGGGCTCGCCAACCCTGCTGGGGGATAAGCGTATTGAGGGCTCTGTATGGCCAAAATCCATTCGCGGCTCGACGCCTAAAATCAAAGGCACCTGCCAGATCGAAAAAGCGGCCAACGAGTCGGCGCATTTTATGCGTTTCTATGTGCCCTGCCCGCACTGTGGGGAGGCGCAGTATCTGAAATTTGGCGATGAATCCACGCCTTTTGGCCTTAAATGGGAGAAGGACAGCCCCGAAAGCGTTTTCTACCTCTGTGAACATCATGGCTGCGTGATCCATCAGTCTGAGCTTGACCAGAGTAACGGGCGCTGGATCTGTGAAAACACGGGTATGTGGACCCGTGACGGCCTGACGTTTTTCAGCGCTGCGGGTAATGAAATTCCGCCGCCGCGCTCCATCACGTTCCATATCTGGACGGCGTACAGTCCGTTCACCACCTGGGTACAGATTGTCTATGACTGGCTGGATGCACTGAAAGATCCCAACGGCCTGAAAACCTTTGTGAACACCACGCTGGGCGAGACCTGGGAAGAGGCCGTGGGCGAAAAACTCGATCACCAGGTACTGATGGATAAGGTGGTGCGTTACACGGCGGCGGTGCCTGCCCGGGTGGTTTATCTGACGGCGGGCATTGACTCGCAGCGAAACCGTTTTGAGATGTATGTCTGGGGATGGGCTCCGGGAGAGGAAGCCTTTCTGGTGGATAAAATCATCATTATGGGGCGTCCTGATGAGGAAGAGACGCTGTTACGTGTGGATGCGGCGATCAACAAAAAATACCGCCATGCGGATGGCACCGAAATGACTATTTCCCGTGTCTGCTGGGACACCGGGGGGATCGATGGTGAAATTGTTTATCAGAGATCAAAAAAACACGGTGTTTTCCGGGTGCTGCCGGTAAAAGGCGCATCTGTCTATGGCAAGCCGGTGATCACCATGCCAAAAACCCGCAATCAGCGGGGCGTGTATCTGTGTGAAGTGGGAACGGATACCGCAAAAGAAATTCTCTATGCCCGTATGAAAGCCGATCCCACGCCTGCGGATGAAGCCACGTCGTATGCCATCCGTTTTCCTGATGATCCGGAGATTTTTTCGCAGACAGAGGCGCAGCAACTGGTGGCGGAAGAGCTGGTGGAGAAGTGGGAAAAAGGAAAGATGCGTCTGCTGTGGGATAACAAAAAGCGGCGTAACGAAGCGCTGGACTGCCTGGTGTATGCCTACGCGGCATTACGTGTGTCCGTGCAACGCTGGCAGCTTGATCTGGCTGTACTGGCAAAATCCCGGGAAGAAGAGACGACCCGGCCAACCCTGAAAGAACTGGCAGCGAAGCTGTCCGGAGGAGTGAATGGTTACAGTCGCTGAACTGCAGGCGCTGCGTCAGGCGCGCCTTGATTTATTAACCGGTAAACGGGTGGTGTCTGTCCAGAAAGATGGTCGCAGAATTGAATATACGGCGGCTTCTCTGGATGAGCTTAACCGGGCGATCAATGATGCGGAGTCGGTACTGGGGACAACCCGGCGTCGCCGTCGTCCGCTGGGAGTGAGGTTATGAAACGAACGCCTGTCCTGATTGATGTGAACGGCGTTCCGCTTCGTGAGAGTCTCAGCTACAACGGGGGCGGTGCAGGATTTGGCGGGCAAATGGCGGAGTGGTTGCCACCGGCGCAGAGTGCCGATGCGGCCCTGCTGCCCGCGTTGCGTCTGGGGAATGCCCGGGCAGATGATCTGGTGCGCAATAACGGAATAGCGGCCAATGCGGTGGCACTGCATAAGGATCACATTGTCGGGCATATGTTTCTTATCAGCTACCGTCCGAACTGGCGCTGGCTGGGGATGCGGGAGACCGCAGCAAAAAGCTTTGTCGATGAGGTGGAGGCGGCCTGGTCGGAATACGCCGAAGGGATGTCTGGCGAGATCGACGTGGAAGGAAAACGCACGTTCACGGAATTTATCCGTGAAGGTGTGGGCGTTCATGCGTTTAACGGCGAAATCTTTGTGCAGCCGGTCTGGGATACGGAAACCACGCAGTTATTCCGTACGCGTTTTAAAGCCGTGAGTCCGAAACGGGTGGACACGCCAGGACACGGTATGGGGAACCGTTTTCTGCGGGCCGGGGTGGAGGTCGATCGATATGGCCGTGCCGTTGCGTACCATATCTGTGAGGATGATTTTCCTCGCTCCGGGAGTGGACGATGGGAACGGATCCCGCGTGAACTTCCCACCGGGCGTCCGGCCATGCTGCATATTTTCGAGCCGGTGGAGGACGGGCAGACCCGTGGGGCCAACCAGTTTTACAGCGTCATGGAACGGCTGAAGATGCTCGATTCCCTGCAGGCAACACAGCTTCAGTCGGCCATTGTGAAAGCCATGTATGCAGCGACGATTGAAAGTGACCTTGATACCGAAAAGGCCTTTGAATATATCGCCGGTGCGCCGCAGGGGCAGAAGGATAATCCGCTTATTAATATTCTGGAGAAGTTCTCCAGCTGGTATGACACGAATAACGTGACGCTGGGTGGTGTCAAAATTCCGCACCTTTTCCCCGGGGATGATCTGAAACTACAGACTGCGCAGGATTCAGACAATGGATTTTCGGCGCTTGAACAGGCGCTGCTGCGGTATATCGCCGCCGGTCTTGGCGTTTCCTACGAACAGTTGTCCCGTGATTACTCGAAGGTCAGTTATTCAAGTGCCAGGGCCTCTGCCAATGAGTCGTGGCGCTATTTTATGGGGCGGCGAAAATTTATTGCGGCCCGGCTGGCCACGCAGATGTTTTCCTGCTGGCTGGAAGAGGCACTTCTTCGGGGGATTATCCGTCCGCCACGGGCGCGTTTTGATTTTTATCAGGCGCGATCAGCCTGGTCACGGGCAGAGTGGATTGGTGCCGGAAGAATGGCCATTGACGGGCTCAAGGAGGTTCAGGAATCGGTGATGCGCATTGAGGCCGGACTGAGCACGTATGAGAAAGAGCTGGCGCTGATGGGCGAGGATTATCAGGACATTTTCCGCCAGCAGGTCAGGGAATCTGCAGAGCGGCAAAAAGCCGGACTCTCACGTCCGGTGTGGATAGCGCAGGCGTATCAGCAGCAGATAGCGGAGAGTCGCAGGCCGGAAGAGGAGACAACACCCCGTGAGACGTAATCTTTCACACATTATTGCCGCAGCATTCAATGAACCGCTGCTTCTGGAGCCCGCCTATGCGCGGGTTTTCTTTTGCGCGCTCGGGCGCGAGATGGGGGCAGCAAGTCTTTCGGTACCACAGCAGCAGGTACAGCTTGATGCTCCCGGAATGCTGGCTGAAACGGACGAGTACATGGCCGGAGGTAAACGACCGGCCCGTGTTTACCGGGTGGTGAACGGTATTGCTGTACTGCCGGTGACCGGCACGCTGGTGCACCGGCTGGGGGGTATGCGGCCATTTTCCGGAATGACAGGCTATGACGGCATTGTCGCCTGTCTTCAGCAGGCAATGGCGGATAGCCAGGTGCGGGGCGTACTGCTGGACATTGACAGTCCGGGCGGGCAGGCCGCCGGCGCGTTTGACTGCGCTGACATGATTTACCGCCTCCGTCAGCAGAAGCCGGTCTGGGCACTGTGCAATGACACGGCCTGTTCTGCAGCCATGCTGCTGGCGTCGGCCTGCTCCCGACGGCTGGTTACCCAGACATCCCGTATCGGCTCCATTGGCGTGATGATGAGCCATGTCAGCTATGCCGGTCATCTGGCGCAGGCCGGTGTGGATATCACGCTGATTTACTCAGGGACGCACAAGGTGGATGGCAATCAGTTTGAAGCGTTGCCGGCAGAGGTTCGCCAGGACATGCAACAGCGCATTGATGCGGCGCGCCGGATGTTTGCTGAAAAAGTAGCGATGTATACCGGTCTGTCTGTTGATGCTGTCACGGGAACAGAGGCCGCCGTTTTTGAAGGTCAGTCCGGCATTGAGGCCGGGCTGGCGGATGAATTAATCAATGCGTCGGATGCCATCAGTGTGATGGCCACGGCGCTGAACAGTAATGTCAGAGGAGGCACTATGCCGCAATTAACTGCAACGGAAGCCGCCGCGCAGGAGAACCAGCGAGTGATGGGGATCCTGACATGCCAGGAAGCGAAAGGACGTGAACAGCTTGCCACGATGCTGGCAGGACAACAGGGCATGAGCGTTGAACAGGCCCGGGCGATTCTGGCCGCGGCGGCACCACAGCAGCCGGTGGCATCCGCGCAGAGTGAAGCCGATCGCATTATGGCGTGTGAAGAAGCGAAAGGTCGTGAACAACTGGCGGCAACGCTGGCGGCGATGCCGGAGATGACGGTGGAAAAAGCCCGCCCGATCCTGGCTGCTTCACCGCAGGCGGATGCCGGACCCTCACTCCGTGATCAGATCATGGCACTGGATGAGGCAAAAGGGGCTGAGGCGCAGGCTGAACAGCTGGCTGCCTGCCCGGGAATGACTGTGGAGAGCGCCCGGGCTGTGCTGGCTGCGGGATCAGGTAAGGCAGAACCGGTCTCTGCATCCACAACCGCCCTGTTTGAACGCATCATGGCGAACCATTCACCGGCAGCGGTACAGGGTGGCGTGCCACAGACGTCAGCAGACGGTGATGCGGACGTGAAAATGCTCATGGCCATGCCATGAAGCCAGTGCTGACCATCAACAGGAGGTTTTTACAATATGGTGACGAAAACTATCACTGAACAGCGTGCGGAAGTACGTATTTTTGCCGGTAATGATCCGGCTCATACCGCCACAGGCAGCAGCGGGATTTCCTCGGCAACACCGGCACTGACGCCCCTGATGCTGGATGAGGCCACCGGGAAACTGGTGGTCTGGGACGGACAAAAAGCCGGTAGTGCGGTTGGCATACTGGTACTGCCGCTTGAAGGCACAGAGACGGCGCTGACCTATTACAAGTCGGGGACCTTTGCGACGGAGGCAATCCGCTGGCCTGAAAGTGTGGATGAACACAAAAAGGCCAACGCCTTTGCCGGCAGTGCCCTGAGTCACGCGGCGCTGCCGTAACACGTTATCAGGCCACCGCGGTGGCCTGACTGATTTCTGAATGAAAGGAACTGATTTATGGGATTGTTTACGACCCGCCAGTTACTCGGTTATACCGAACAAAAAGTGAAATTTCGTGCGCTGTTTCTGGAGCTGTTTTTCCGCCGTACGGTGAATTTCCATACCGAAGAGGTGATGCTGGACAAAATTACCGGAAAAACGCCGGTGGCGGCCTATGTTTCCCCGGTTGTTGAAGGAAAAGTGCTGCGTCATCGTGGTGGTGAAACCCGCGTGTTACGTCCGGGCTACGTCAAGCCGAAACACGAATTTAATTACCAGCAGGCGGTTGAGCGTCTTCCCGGTGAAGATCCGGCTCAGCTGAACGACCCGGCCTACCGTCGTCTGCGTATCATCACTGATAACCTCAAACAGGAAGAGCACGCCATTGTCCAGGTGGAAGAAATGCAGGCGGTGAATGCCGTGCTGTATGGCAAATACACGATGGAAGGAGACCAGTTCGAGAAAATTGAGGTCGATTTTGGCAGGTCGACGAAGAATAACATCACTCAGGGTAGTGGTAAGGAGTGGTCAAAACAGGATCGTGACACGTTCGATCCTACACATGATCTTGACCTCTACTGCGACCAGGCCAGCGGTCTTGTGAATATTGCCATTATGGACGGTACCGTCTGGCGTCTGCTGAATGGCTTTAAATTGTTCCGCGAAAAACTGGATACCCGTCGCGGTTCAAATTCTCAACTCGAAACAGCGGTGAAAGACCTGGGCGCGGTGGTGTCCTTCAAAGGGTATTACGGCGATCTGGCCATTGTGGTGGCAAAAACGTCTTATGTGGCAGAGGACGGTACCGAAAAACGTTATCTGCCTGAGGGCTCGCTGGTCCTGGGGAATACGGCAGCAGAGGGCATTCGTTGCTATGGTGCCATTCAGGATGCGCAGGCGTTGTCCGAAGGTGTGGTGGCTTCTTCCCGTTACCCGAAACACTGGCTGACCGTGGGCGATCCGGCCCGTGAATTTACCATGACGCAGTCCGCACCGCTGATGGTGCTGCCGGATCCGGATGAGTTTGTGGTGGTGCAGGTGAAATAATCCGTGAGCGGGGGCGAAATGCCCCCGTGTCTTTTTTCACAGGGGGCTGATATGGCAACAAAAGAAGAAAATCAGAAACGTCTTCGTCAACTGGCTGGCCTGCTGGGGCGCGAGGCGGATATGTCGGGGAGTGCTGCGGATATTGCGCAACGTGTGTCTGAGTGGGAAGAGGAGCTTGCTGCTTCCCGGGAGGGCATTATGCCTGGTGATGAGAGCGGGCCTGAGCAAAATCACACAGACGATGGTGAGCAGTTGCACAACACTGATGCTACGGATGATGTTAAAGCGGTCCGTGTGCGGAAATGCCTGCATGTGATGGGGTATTGCCCGGAGACAGGCCGTCCCGTTGAACTGACGTACCGGGGCATGCGTGTTCTGGTGCCATCACCACTGGCGACAGCCATGATACAGCACGGAACGGCTGAGCATGCGTGATTTTCAGAATGCCTTTGATGCAGCCCTTGCCGGGGTGGACAGCACGATTGTTGAAGTGATGGGGCTCTGTGCGCAGTTCACCTCGGGGGCACAGTGTGGCAGCGAAGTTCAGGGGGTTTTTGACGATCCGGAGTCGCTGGGGTTTGCCGGTAGCGGGGTCCGTATTGAAGGAAGCTGCCCGTCATTATTTGTACGGACGGATACGGTTCGTGCTGTGCGGCGTGGTGACACGCTGACCATTAATGGTGAGACATTCTGGGTGGATCGTGTTTCTCCGGATGACGGGGGCAGTTGTTATCTCTGGCTCAACCGTGGGCAACCACCGGCAGTTAACCGGCGACGATAAACGCAGGGTGAATTATGGCGATAAAAGGGCTTGATCAGGCGATTGAAAATCTGAGCCGGGTTCGTAAAAACGCCATTCCGGCGGCTTCAGCAATGGCCATTAACCGCGTGGCCACAACGGCGATTAATCAGTCTTCGTCACAGGTTGCCCGGGAGACCAGGGTGAGCCGGAAACTGGTAAAGGAACGGTCCAGACTGAAACGGGCCACGGTCAGAAATCCGAATGCCAGAATTATCGTTAACCGCGGTGATCTCCCGGTGATTAAGCTGGGGATCAGGATGCCGGGGCGTCGTCCGGACAGCATACTCAAAGCCGGTCAGCATCGTTATCAGCGGGCATTTATTCAGCGATTAAAAAATGGTCGCTGGCATGTCATGCAGCGTGTGGCCGGGAAAAACCGTTACCCCATTGATGTGGTGAAAATCCCGATGGCGGCCCCACTGAAACAGGCGTTTGATGAAAACGTTGACCGTATCCGGCGTGAACGCCTGCCCGGAGAACTGGCATATGCGCTGAAACAACAACTGAGGATTGCGATAAAACGATGAAACATACTGATATCCGTGCTGCAGTGCTGGATGCACTGGAGCTGCATGAACACGGGGCGACGCTGTTTGATGGTCGCCCCGTTGTTTTTGACGAAGAGGATTTTCCCGCGGTCGCGGTTTATCTGACGGATGCAGAGTATACCGGTGAAGAGCTGGATGCGGATACCTGGCGGGCCACACTGCATATTGAAGTTTTCCTGCCTGCTCAGGTGCCGGATTCAGAGCTGGATTCGTGGATGGAGTCCCGGATTTATCCGGCGATGTCCGCGATCCCTGCACTGGCAGGGATGATTACCACGATGGTTCAGCAGGGCTATGACTATCGTCGTGATGACGATATGGCGTTATGGAGCTCTGCAGATTTGACTTATTCCATTACATACGAGATGTGAGGACGATATGCCAACACCAAATCCCCTGGCGCCGGTAAAAGGTGCCGGTACCACTCTGTGGGTTTACACCGGCAAGGGTGATGCTTATGCAAACCCGTTGTCAGATGATGACTGGCAGCGACTGGCTAAGGTGAAGGATCTGACGCCGGGCGAGATGACGGCAGAATCCTACGATGATAACTACCTGGATGATGAAGACGCGGACTGGAGCGCGACCGGGCAGGGGCAGAAGTCTGCAGGAGATACCAGTTTTACGCTGGCCTGGAAACCGGGAGAAGAAGGTCAGAAAGGGCTTATAGGCTGGTTTGAAAGCGGGGATGTGCGGGCCTATAAAATCCGTTTCCCGAACGGCACGGTGGATGTGTTCCGTGGCTGGGTCAGCAGTATCGGTAAGGCCGTAACGGCGAAGGAAGTGATCACCCGTACGGTGAAAGTGACCAACGTGGGTAAACCTTCCGTGGCGGAAGAACGCAGCGAAATTACGCCGGCCACTGCAATTAAGGTGACACCGACATCCGGTACCGTGGAAAAAGGAAAAACAACCACCCTGACTGTTTCTTTTGAGCCGGAAAGTGCAACCGACAAGACGTTCAGAGCGGTTTCCGCCGATCCGTCAACGGGAACCATTGCTGTGAAAGATATGGTGATCACTGTGACGGGGGTTAAGGCTGGAAAAGTGAGTATCCCCGTGATTTCCGGTAATGGTCAGTTTGCCACGGTAGCTGAAGTCACCGTTACTGAAGCAGGCGCTGCAGGGTAAACGGAGGTCATACATGTTTCTGAAAACAGAACAATTTGAATATAACGGTGTGTCTGTCACGCTTTCCGAATTGTCTGCGCTGCAGCGTATTGAGCATCTTGCCCTCCTGAAACGGCGTGCAGAACAGGCAGAATCCAGCGGCAACCTGCAGGTAAGCGTGGAAGATCTCGTCAGAACCGGCGCGTTTCTGGTGGCGATGTCCCTGTGGCATAACCATCCGCAGAAAACGGGGTCACCGTCAATGAATGAGGCCGTGATGCAGATTGAGCAGGAAGTCCTGACCACCTGGCCTGCTGATGCCATTGCCCGGGCGGAAGATGTGGTGTTGCGTCTGTCCGGGATGAGCGGGCCTGTTCATGTGGATACGGATATTACCGAAGTGGCGAAAAATAACGCGCTGACTGATGATGATTTTTCTGCGGGAAAGTCTTCGACGGCGAGCTGAATTTTGCCCTCAGACTGGCGCGTGAGATGGGGAGGCCTGACTGGCGCGCCATGCTTGCCGGGATGACATCCACCGAATATGCCGACTGGCGACATTTTTACCGCACGCATTATTTTCACGATACCCAGTTGGATATGCATTTTTCCGGGCTGACGTACGCTGTACTCAGCCTGTTTTTTTGCGATCCGGATATGCATCCCTCTGATTTCAGTCTGCTTGTCCCCCGGCATGAGGAAGAGCAGGTGGAGAGGCCGGATGAGGACAAAATGCTGATGCAGAAAGCGGCAGGACTTGCCGGAGGCGTCCGGTTCGGTGGGGACGGAGGGCGCGATATTTTATCGTCTGCGGATGTGGCGGATGTCATGGTGGATGATGCCGCATTAATGATGGCTTCAGCGGGGATTTCCGGAGGTGTGAGATATGTCCCAGCCGGTTGGTGATCTTGTTATTGACCTTAGTCTGGATGCGGTCCGTTTCGATGAGCAGATGAGCCGGGTAAGGCGTCATTTTTCAGGTCTGGATACCGACGCCAGAAAACCGCCAGTGCTGTTGAACAGGGCCTGAGCCGCCAGGCGCTGGCTGCACAAAAAGCCGGGATTTCCGTCGGGCAGTATAAAGCGGCCATGCGAACCCTGCCCGCACAGTTTACGGATATCGCCACGCAGCTTGCCGGTGGTCAGAATCCCTGGCTGATCCTGCTGCAACAGGGCGGTCAGGTGAAGGACTCCTTCGGCGGGATGATCCCCATGTTCAGGGGGCTTGCCGGTGCGATCACCCTGCCGATGGTCGGGGTCACCTCGCTGGCGGTGGCGACAGGTGCGCTGGCGTACGCCTGGTACCAGGGGGATTCCACGCTTTCAGCGTTTAATAAAACCCTGGTTCTTTCCGGTAATCAGTCCGGACTGACTGCCGATCGCATGCTGACGCTCTCCAGAGCCGGACAGGCCGCAGGGCTGACGTTTAACCAGGCGAGTGAGTCACTGGCAGCCCTGGTGAATGCCGGTGTGCGTGGTGGTGAACAGTTTGATGCCATCAACCAGAGTGTCGCGCGTTTTGCTTCTGCATCCGGTGTGGAGGTGGACAAGGTTGCAGAGGCTTTCGGAAAACTGACCACCGACCCTACGTCGGGGCTGATTGCGATGGCGCGCCAGTTCCGTAACGTGACGGCAGAGCAGATTGCGTATGTTGCGCAGCTGCAGCGTTCCGGTGATGAGGCCGGGGCCTTACAGGCGGCGAACGATATCGCCACGAAAGGCTTTGATGAGCAGACCCGTCGCCTGAAAGAAAACATGGGGACACTGGAGACCTGGGCGGATAAAACCGGGAAGGCATTCAAATCGATGTGGGATGCCATTCTGGATATCGGTCGTCCTGAGTCCTCAGCGGATATGCTCGCCAGTGCGCAGAAGGCATTTGATGAGGCGGATAAAAAATGGCAGTGGTACCAGAGCCGGAGCCAGCGCCGCGGTAAAACCTCTTCTTTCCGGGCCAACCTTCAGGGCGCATGGAATGACCGGGAAAATGCCCGGCTGGGGCGAGTGGGCAGAAAGTGCGACGGACAGTTTTTCGCAGGTTAAAAGCGTGGCCACGCAGACCTTTGACGGTATTGCACAGAATATGGCAGCGATGCTGACCGGCAGTGAGCAGAACTGGCGCAGCTTCACCCGTTCCGTGCTGTCCATGATGACAGAAATTCTGCTTAAGCAGGCAATGGTGGGGATTGTCGGGAGTATCGGTAGCGCCATTGGCGGGGCTGTTGGTGGCGGCGCATCCGCATCAGGCGGTACAGCCATTCAGGCAGCTGCGGCGAAATTCCATTTTGCGACCGGAGGATTTACGGGAACCGGCGGCAAATATGAGCCAGCGGGGATTGTTCACCGTGGTGAGTTTGTCTTCACGAAGGAGGCAACCAGCCGGATTGGCGTGGGGAATCTTTACCGGCTTATGCGCGGCTATGCCACCGGCGGTTATGTCGGTACACCGGGCAGTCTGGCGGACAGCCGGTCGCAGGCGTCCGGGAAGTTTGAGCAGAATAACCATGTGGTGATTAACAACGACGGCACGAACGGGCAGATTGGACCACAGGCGCTGAAGGCTGTGTATGACATGGCCCGCAAGGATGCCCGTGATGAAATTCAGGCACAGATGCGTGATGGTGGCTTGTTCTCCGGAGGTGGACGATGAAAACCTTCCGCTGGAAAGTGAAACCCGGGATGGATGTGACATCGGCTCCTTCCGTCAGGGAGGTGCGCTTTGGTGATGGCTATTCCCAGCGTGCGCCTGCCGGGCTGAATGCTGACCTGAAAACGTACAGCGTGACGCTTTCTGTCTCCCGCGAGGAGGCCAGGGCGCTGGAGTCGTTTCTGGCTGAGCACGGGGGCTGGAAAGCCTTTCTGTGGACGCCGCCTTATGGCTGGCGGCAGATCAGGGTGACCTGCGCAAAATGGACATCGCGGGTCAGTATGTTACGTGTTGAGTTCAGCGCAGAGTTTAAACAGGTGGTGAACTGATGCAGGATATCCGGCAGGAAACACTGAATGAATGCACCCGTGCGGAGCAGTCGGCCAGCGTGGTGCTCTGGGAAATCGATCTGACAGAGGTTGGTGGAGAACGTTATTTTTTCTGTAATGAGCAGAACGAAAAAGGTGAGCCGGTCACCTGGCAGGGGCGACAGTATCAGGCATACCCCATTCAGGGGAGCGGTTTTGAACTGAATGGCAAAGGCACCAGTACGCGGCCCACGCTGGCAGTCTCTAACCTGTACGGCATGGTCACCGGTATGGTGGAAGATATGCAGAGTCTGGTCGGCGGAACGGTAGTCCGGCGTAAGGTTTACGCCCGTTTTCTGGATGCGGTGAACTTCGTCAGCGGAAACAGCAACGCCGATCCGGAGCAGGAGGTGATCAGCCGCTGGCGCATCGAGCAGTGCAGCGAACTGAGCGCAGTCAGTGCCTCTTTTGTACTGGCCACGCCGACGGAAACGGATGGCGCTGTTTTTCCGGGACGTACCATGCTGGCCAACACCTGCACCTGGACCTATCGCGGTGATGAGTGCGGTTATAACGGTCCGGCTGTCGCGGATGAATATGACCAGCCGACGTCCGATATAACGAAGGATAAATGCAGCAAATGCCTGAGCGGCTGTAAGTTCCGCAATAACGTCGGCAACTTTGGCGGTTTCCTTTCCATTAACAAACTTTCGCAGTAATCCCATGACAGAGACAGAATCAGCGATTCTGGCGCACGCCCGGCGATGTGCGCCAGCGGAGTCGTGCGGCTTCGTGGTGAGAACGCCGGAGGGGGAAAGCTATTTTCCCTGCGTGAATATTTCCGGTGAGCCGGAGGATTATTTCCGGATGGCTCCGGAGGACTGGCTGCAGGCAGAAATGCAGGGTGAGATTGTGGCGCTGGTCCACAGCCACCCCAGTGGTCTGCCCTGGCTGAGTGAGGCTGACCGGCGGCTGCAGGTGCAGAGTGATTTGCCGTGGTGGCTGGTCTGCCGGGGGGCGATTCATAAGTTCCGCTGTGTGCCGCATCTCACCGGGCGGCGCTTTGAGCACGGGGTGACGGACTGTTACGCGCTGTTCCGGGACGCTTATCATCTGGCGGGGACTGAACTGCCGGATTTTCACCGGGAGGATGACTGGTGGCGTCACGGTCAGAATCTCTATCTTGACAATATGGAGGCGACGGGTTTTTACCGTGTCGCACTGACAGAGGCGCAGCCTGGCGATGTGCTGCTGTGCTGTTTTGGTTCATCGGTGCCGAATCATGCCGCCATTTACTGTGGTGACGGCGAGCTGCTGCACCATATTCCTGAACAACTGAGCAAACGAGAGAGGTATACCGACAAATGGCAGCGACGCACACACTCCCTCTGGCGTCACCGGGCATGGCGCGCATCTGCCTTTACGGGGATTTGCAACGATTTGGCCGCCGCATCGACCTTCGTGTGAAAACGGGGGCTGAAGCCATCCGCGCACTGGCCACACAGCTCCCGGTGTTTCGTCAGAAACTGAGCGACGGCTGGTATCAGGTACGGATTGCCGGGCGTGATGCAGGCGAAACCGAATTATCATCCCGTCTTAATGAGCCGCTGGCAAATGGTGCAGTGATCCACATCGTGCCGCGTCTTGCGGGAGCAAAAAGTGGCGGTGTGTTTCAGGCGGTGCTGGGTGCGGCGTTGATTGCTACGGCAATCTGGATGCCGGGGATCAGTATCGCTTTCAGTGACATTCTCTTTTCAATGGGTGCGGCGATGACGCTTGGCGGTGTTGCACAGATGCTGGCACCGAAAGCGAGTACCGCAACAACGACCAGCACGGATAACGGTAAGCAGAACACGTATTTCTCATCACTGGATAACATGGTTGCCCAGGGCAATGTTCTGCCTGTTCTGTACGGTGAAATGCGTGTGGGGTCACGGGTAATTTCGCAGGAAATCAGCACGGCAGACGAAGGGGATGGTGGTGAAATCGTGGTGATTGGTCGCTGATGCAGAATGTTTTATGTGAAACCGCCTCCGGGCGGTTTTGTCGTTTATGGAGCGTGAGGAATGGGTAAAGGCAGCAGTAAGGGGCATACCCCGCGCGAAGCGAAGGACAACCTGAAGTCCACGCAGCTGCTGAGTGTGATCGATGCCATCAGCGAAGGGCCGATAGAAGGTCCGGTGGATGGATTAAAAAGCGTGCTGCTGAACAGTACGCCGGTGCTGGACAGTGAGGAGAATACCAATATCTCCGGCGTCACGGTGGTGTTCCGGTCAGGTGAGCAGGAGCAGACACCGCCGGAGGGGTTTGAATCCTCCGGCTCCGAGACGGTGCTGGGTACGGAAGTGAAATATGACACGCCGATAACCCGGACCATCACGTCGGCAAACATTGACCGTCTGCGCCTGACCTTCGGTGTGCAGGCACTGGTGGAAACCACCTCAAAGGGGGACAGGAATCCGTCGGAAGTCCGCCTGCTGGTTCAGATACAGCGTAATGGTGGCTGGGTGACGGAAAAAGACATCACCATTAAGGGCAAAACCACCTCGCAGTATCTGGCCTCGGTGGTGGTGGATAACCTGCCGCCGCGCCCGTTTAATATCCGGATGCGCAGGATGACGCCGGACAGCACCACAGACCAGCTGCAGAACAAAACGCTCTGGTCGTCATACACCGAAATCATCGATGTGAAACAGGGCTACCCGAACACGGCACTGGTCGGCGTACAGGTGGATTCGGAGCAGTTCGGCAGCCAGCAGGTGAGCCGTAATTATCATCTGCGCGGACGCATTCTGCAGGTGCCGTCGAATTACGACCCGGAAAAACGCACATACAGCGGTATCTGGGACGGAACGCTTAAACCGGCATACAGCAACAACATAGCCTGGTGTCTGTGGGATATGCTGACCCATCCGCGTTATGGCATGGGGAAACGTCTTGGTGCAGCGGATGTGGATAAATGGGCGCTGTATGTCATCGGCCAGTACTGCGACCAGTCGGTGCCGGACGGCTCTGGTGGCACGGAGCCGCGCATCACCTGTAATGCGTACCTGACCACACAGCGCAAGGCGTGGGATGTGCTCAGTGATTTCTGCTCGGCGATGCGCTGTATGCCGGTATGGAACGGGCAGACGCTGACGTTCGTGCAGGACCGACCGTCGGATAAGGTGTGGACCTATAACCGCAGTAATGTGGTGATGCCGGATGATGGCGCGCCGTTCCGCTACAGCTTCAGCGCCCTGAAGGACCGCCATAATGCCGTTGAGGTGAACTGGATTGACCCGAATAACGGCTGGGAGACGGCGACAGAGCTTGTGGAGGACACGCAGGCCATTGCCCGTTACGGTCGTAACGTCACGAAGATGGATGCCTTTGGCTGTACCAGCCGGGGGCAGGCACACCGCGCCGGGCTGTGGCTGATTAAAACAGAACTGCTGGAAACGCAGACCGTGGACTTCAGCGTGGGTGCCGAAGGGCTTCGCCATGTGCCGGGCGATGTCATTGAAATCTGTGATGATGACTATGCCGGTATCAGCACCGGCGGGCGCGTGCTGGCGGTAAACAGCCAGACCCGGACGCTGACGCTCGACCGTGAAATCACGCTGCCATCCTCCGGTACCACGCTGATAAGCCTGGTTGACGGAAGTGGCAATCCGATCAGCGTGGAGGTTCAGTCCGTCACCGACGGCGTGAAGGTGAAAGTGAGCCGTGTTCCTGACGGTGTTGCTGAATACAGCGTGTGGGGGCTGAAGTTGCCGACGTTGCGCCAGCGCCTGTTCCGCTGTGTGAGTATCCGTGAGAACGATGACGGCACGTATGCTATCACCGCCGTGCAGCATGTACCGGAAAAAGAAGCCATCGTGGATAACGGGGCGCACTTTGACGGCGACCAGAGCGGCACGGTGAATGGTGTCACGCCGCCAGCAGTGCAGCACCTGACTGCCGAAGTCACCGCAGACAGCGGGGAGTATCAGGTACTGGCCCGCTGGGATACGCCGAAGGTGGTGAAGGGCGTGAGTTTCATGCTTCGCCTGACCGTGGCCGCGGATGACGGCAGTGAGCGGCTGGTCAGCACAGCCCGGACGGCGGAAACCACATACCGCTTCACACAACTGGCGCCGGGGAACTACAGGCTGACAGTCCGGGCAGTAAATGCGTGGGGGCAGCAGGGCGATCCGGCATCGGTATCGTTCAGGATTGCCGCACCGGCAGCGCCGTCACAGATTGAGCTGACGCCGGGCTATTTTCAGATAACCGCCACGCCGCATCTTGCGGTTTATGACCCGACGGTACAGTTTGAGTTCTGGTTCTCGGAAACGCGGATTACCGATATCAGGCAGGTTGAAACCACAGCCCGCTATCTTGGCACGGCGCTGTACTGGATAGCCGCCAGTATCAATATCAAACCGGACCATGATTATTATTTTTACATCCGCAGTGTGAACACCGTTGGCAAATCGGCATTTGTGGAGGCTGTTGGCCAGCCGAGTGATGATGCATCCGGCTATCTGGATTTTTTCAAAGGCCAGATAACCGAATCCCATCTCGGCAAGGAGTTGCTGGAAAAAGTCGACCTGACGGAGGATAACGCCAGCAGACTGGAGGAGTTTTCGAAAGAGTGGAAGGACGCCAACGATAAGTGGAATGCCATGTGGGGCGTCAAAATTGAGCAGACCAAAGACGGCAAACATTATGTCGCGGGTATTGGCCTCAGCATGGAGGACGCGGAGGAAGGCAAACTGAGCCAGTTTCTGGTTGCCGCCAATCGTATCGCGTTTATTGACCCGGCAAACGGGAATGAAACGCCGATGTTTGTGGCGCAGGGCAACCAGATATTCATGAACGACGTGTTCCTGAAGCGCCTGACGGCTCCCACCATTACCAGCGGCGGTAATCCTCCGGCATTTTCCCTGACACCGGACGGAAAGCTGACCGCTAAAAATGCAGATATCAGTGGCAGTGTGAATGCGAACGCCGGGACGCTCAACAATGTCACAATTAATGAGAACTGTCAGATTAAGGGGAAACTGTCAGCCAACCAGATTGAAGGCGATATAGTCAAAACAGTGGGTAAGGCTTTTCCGCGGGACTCCCGGGCACCGGAGCGGTGGCCATCAGGGACCATTACCGTCAGGGTTTATGACGATCAGCCGTTTGACCGGCAGATTGTTATTCCGGCGGTGGCATTCAGTGGCGCTAAGCATGAGAGAGAGCATACTGATATTTACTCCTCATGCCGTCTGATAGTGCGGAAAAACGGTGCTGAAATTTATAACCGTACCGCGCTGGATAATACGCTGATTTACAGTGGCGTTATTGATATGCCTGCCGGTCACGGTCACATGACGCTGGAGTTTTCGGTATCAGCATGGCTAGTGAATAACTGGTATCCCACAGCAAGTATCAGCGATTTGCTGGTTGTGGTGATGAAGAAAGCCACCGCAGGCATCAGTATCAGCTGAATTTTATAACCCATATACGGGCGCCAGAAATGGCGCCTTTTTTATTGCAGAAAAGCGAGAGGTAATTATGCGTAAACTTTATGCCGCCATTTTGTCCGCAGCCATTTGTCTGGCCGTATCCGGTGCGCCTGCATGGGCGTCTGAACATCAGTCCACGCTGAGCGCGGGGTATCTTCATGTCTCGACGAACGTTCCTGGCAGCGATGAACTGAACGGGATTAACGTGAAATACCGTTATGAGTTTACGGACACACTGGGGATGGTGACGTCGTTCAGCTATGCAGGAGACAAGAATCGCCAGCTTACCCGTTACAGCGATACCCGCTGGCATGAAGATTCCGTGCGTAACCGCTGGTTCAGCGTGATGGTGGGGCCGTCTGTGCGCGTGAATGAATGGTTCAGCGCGTATGCGATGGCGGGTATGGCTTACAGCCGTGTGTCGACTTTCTCCGGGGATTATCTCCGCGTAACTGACAACAAGGGGAAAACGCACGACGTGCTGACCGGAAGTGATGACGGTCGCCACAGCAACACGTCTCTGGCGTGGGGAGCTGGCGTGCAGTTTAACCCGACCGAATCCGTGGCCATTGATATTGCTTATGAAGGCTCCGGCAGTGGCGACTGGCGCACTGACGGTTTCATCGTGGGTGTCGGTTATAAGTTCTGATTAGCCAGGTAACACAGTGTTATGACAGCCCGCCGGTTCAGGCGGGCTTTTTTGTGGGGTGAATATGGCAGTAAAGATTTCAGGTGTACTGAAAGACGGCACAGGAAAACCGGTACAGAACTGCACAATCCAGCTGAAAGCAAAACGTAACAGCACCACGGTGGTGGTGAACACCCTGGCCTCAGAAAATCCGGATGAAGCCGGGCGTTACAGCATGGACGTTGAGTACGGTCAGTACAGCGTTATTCTGTTGGTGGAAGGATTCCCGCCGTCACATGCCGGGACCATCACCGTGTATGAAGATTCTCAACCGGGGACGCTGAATGATTTTCTCGGTGCCATGTCGGAGGATGACGTCCGGCCGGAGCACTGCGTCGTTTTGAACTGATGGTGGAAGAAGCGGCGCGTCACGCTGAGGAGGCGAAGAAGAATGCCGGAGAGGCGGAGACGTCCGCGAGGAATGCCGGCATATCAGCCAGTCAGGCAGAAGAGAGCGCTGCAAATGCTGACACTTCAGCAGGGGATGCATCGGAGTCAGCCCGGCAGGCGGCAGAAAGTGCAGCCGCTGCAAAGCAGTCAGAGGAGGCGTCCTCGTCCTCGGCCTCTGCGGCCGCTCAAAAAGCCAGTGAGTCATTACAAAGTGCAACAGATGCTGAGTTGTCAAAAAAGACGGCAGAAAGTGCAGCCGGTAATGCAGCCAGGGATGCAACGACCGCAACAGAAAAAGCCCGGGAGTCAGCAGAAAGCGCACAGCCAGCGGAACAAAAGCAGGATAGCGGCGGAAGAGGCCGTAAACCGAATCCCCACCGTGGTGGGACCTCCCGGGCCAAAGGGGGAACAGGGGCCCGCGGGTCCTCAGGGGCCGAAGGGTGATAAGGGAGAGCGCGGTGACACCGGCCCTGTCGGGGCAACCGGCGAACGGGGACCGGCAGGTGATGCTGGTCCGGCAGGCCCGCAGGGGCCGAAAGGTGACAGGGGAGAGCGGGGAGAGACCGGTCTGACGGGAAATGCAGGTCCACAGGGTCCAAAGGGAGATACCGGTGCGGCAGGCCCGGCAGGCCCACAGGGACCGAAAGGAGAAACAGGTGCGGCTGGCCCGGTGGGGGCAACCGGACCTCAGGGACCGAAGGGCGACCCGGGGGAGACACAAATCCGTTTTCGTCTGGGGCCGGCGAGCATTATTGAGACAAACAGCAATGGCTGGTTCCCGGATACAGATGGCGCACTCATCACCGGACTGACCTTTCTTGACCCCAAAGATGCCACACAGGTTCAGGGGCTGTTTCAGCATTTGCAGGTCAGGTTTGGTGACGGGCCGTGGCAGGATGTCAAGGGGCTGGATGAAGTGGGCAGTGATACAGGCAGAACAGGAGAATGACATGAATATACTAAAACTTATGCAGTGTCTGTGTGGTTGCGGAAAGCATGATGGCCGTGAACACGTGCAGTCGCCTACAGCACAGCTGCGACTGGGACCGGCAGACATTCTGGAGTCCGATGAGAATGGCATTATCCCGGAGCAGGCCAGGGTAATCACGCAGGTGGTGATACTGGATGCGGATAAAAAGCAGATACAGTGCGTGGTAAGACCGCTGCAAATCCTGCGTGCTGA